CGTCTTCATCGATTCTTCGAATATATCGAAGGACGAGACATCTCTTTTCCTATCATTTACGATAGAGAAACTTAATGCCGCGCCTAGATGTGTAACAGCCGTTGCATATCTAAGTCTCGCTAACCATGATTCATTGTAGACATATGAATCATCTTTAAACGCTGTTAGATATGGTATTTGACCAGATTTAACAATAAACTTTATCTTGGGATCACAGGATTCTAAGACTAAATCCATATAATCCTTAGCATAAGGATCATGCCTATCTCCACGCCATATAGCAACTGCTAATTTGGCATCTTGACCTGATGAAAAGTTCATCGCCAACCGGAATGGAATTGGAGTAAATAAGCTCCCGTTCCTATAAGTAACCTTGGCAAATTCTAATTTTGCCTCGCCACTATCCCAGTGAGTCGAATCCGACTTATCATAATTCACCTTGAATCCTGCAAATTTTGTGCAGATTCTAAAATGAACTAATTCAGTGCTAGATCTCTGAATACCAATCTCGTCTACCTGTCTCTGGTCAGGTGGAAAAGTCTCATATTCCGGTACAATAGAATTGCACACGGAATCATCACCCAGGATTGAGTAAAACTCTCTCGCAGAGTGCTCTTCCAAACCTAACAATTTCATATCCATAAGGAATATGAAGTGATGTGCCAAGGCGAAAGCGTCGAAGCTTCCCAATAATCCTTGAGGTTGACCACAAGTTTGATGGTACAACTTATAACCGCCATTAACGACTTGAATATACTTGTCGTTTCTACTCACCTTGTCCCAGAAGTCAGCTACTACTGGGTCGAAAATGAATTCTAACACTCTACGTTGAAAGTGTTGGTCAAGTGTGTCAGTTGCGTTCGAAAAGTCGAAGCAATATATGCCTCTCTTCTGCATCTTATCTTGCTGCAGAAACCAATCAGCGGTAAGTCTTTGTAAGAAAGATCTACCACGCTCCTGATCCTCTGTCGAATCTTCCGGCAGATAGTGAAGTAATCTCTTAAGGCGGCGATGAATATACGCGCACCTATCTTGAGTTGGATTATCACCTATGTGAATAATCCTCGGTTTGAACTTTCCTGGATTATTAATCAGGATAGTACGGGTTGTTGGAATGTAATCATATTTTACATTACCATCTAATTGACTAGGGTAATAGGATACATAGCCTATATGCTCATCATATTCTGAGTATTTGTCTTTATTGACATCTACTTCTAAGCAACTAGATATTAGAGATTCTCTAATACCAGTAACTACAGACTGAGCTGTCCCCTTTAGGGAAGTGTAGTAATCGAATTTCGGGTCGAATTTCGAATGAAGGAAATCGCCACACTTATCAATTGCATTCCGCATATCGCGGATGTAACGCTTCTTCCCGGCTTTGATATCTTCAAAGACCTCATCCAAGATGCTATCATAAAA